CCCTTATAGATGCAGGGCATCCAAAACTGGCTGACGCAATAAGGAGATTATGACATGGCGATCACGCAAGCAATGTGTACTTCTTTCAAGAAAGAGCTTCTTGAAGGGACACACAACTTTAAAAACTCAGGAGGAAGCACTTTTAAGCTTGCTCTGTTTACTTCATCAGCAACATTAGGTGCTTCGACAACAGCTTATGCTACGACTAACGAAGTTAGTAGTTCAGGTACAAACTACACCGCAGGCGGTAATGCTTTAACACGAGTAGATCCTAGCACAAGTGGTACAACTGCACTTACTGATTTTGCTGATTTAACCTTTTCAACAGCAACAATTACAGCAAATGGTGCGTTGATTTATAACAGTAGTGCTTCCGATAAAGCTGTTATTGTATTGGCGTTTGGCGGCGATAAGACATCAACTGCTGGTGACTTTACTATTCAGTTCCCAACAGCGGACGCGAGTAACGCTATTATCCGTATCGCCTAAAGGTTAAGTCCTATGGCAGCAATTTCGGGTTGGGCGAGAGGCACATGGTCCCAAGGGACTTGGGGCGAACCCATTCCAGTTGTTGTTACGGGAGTGGCAGGAACAGGTGCGGTTGGATCTGTTTCTGTCGTTGCGGAGGCTAATGTTCCAGAGACAGGGCTGGCGGCTACAAGTGGCGTTGGCTCTGTCTCTGTTTTAGCAGCGGCAAATACAGCCGTTACAGGTTCTGCGGGAACAGGTGAGGTTGGTTCAGTTGTTGTTGTGGCTGCGGCTGATGTGGGTGCTACAGGTTCTGCTGGTACAGGAGCCGTAGGCACGGTCACCATGACAGGTGACGCGAATGTTCCACAAACAGGTATATCTGGCACGGGAGCCGTAGGCACAGTTGTTGTTGCAGCGAATGCAGATGTTGGCGTAACAGGCGAATCTGCCACAGGTTCTGTCAATTCAGTCACCGTTACAGGTACAGCGAACGTTGCTGCTTCTGGATCTGCGGGTACGGGAGCCGTAGGATCACCAACAATTAGCGGTGATGCAATTGTCCCAGAAACGGGCATTTCGGCTACAAGTGCGGTCGGTAGTGTAACGGTTGCAGCGGAAGCTGACGTAGGCGTTACGGGATCTGCTGGTACGGGTGCGCTTAATTCAGTAACGGTGCAAGGTGCGGCGAACGTACCGCAAACGGGTATCTCTGCCACAGGCGGCGTTGGTAGTGTGACGATAGATGCGGCGGCTGGCGTAGGCGTTACGGGATCTGAAGCTACAGGCGCGGTAGGTACGGCTACTGTTGATGCGGCTGCGAATGTTTCTATAGTTGCTCGTACAGTAGACAGAGATTCATATGCAGTTGGTGAAGTAGGCACCGTCATTGCTGGTATTTCTGTAGAGTTTTTAACAACGGGATTGGCAAGTGGCACAAATGTTGGTAATGTAACGGTAGAAGCAAACGCAGATGCTATCGTAACTGGCGTTGAGGCAACAGGAGACGCAGGAAATGTTAAAGTATTTGATCAGGTTATTCCAGATCAAAAACCAAGCTTTCAACCCCCTGTGCCGGGTACACAGCCCGGCGATCCGCTATCAAGCCCCTCTTATAGGGAGCCTGAAGGAGTACCCGGTGGATTTGTTCCGGGGGATCGTTTACAAGCCCCAACATGGAAAGACGTAGCATAGGAGAAATATATGGCTAGTACGTTTACAACAAACTTTGCGATTGAAAAGCCGGGTACTGGTGAGCAGTCTGGTACATGGGGTACTACCACAAACCATAATTTTGATATTTTTGATCGGTTAGCTGGATACAAAAGCGTTACCGTATCAGGCACAACACATACTTTAACAGTGCGACCAAGCTCTCCATCTTCTGGATCGAGCAACGCATCAGACGGTATGTATCGTGTTATTGAGTTTAAAGACGCAGGGTCTGACTTAGGTGCCGATGTTACTGTAACAATAGCACCAAACACAACTCAGGCATTTTTTATCTTTAAAAATTCACTAACTGCGGATAGAAATATAATTGTTACACAAGGTAGCGGAACAAACGTTACCGTTCCCGGCACAGGAAAAGTAAGTATTGTATACGGTGACGGTGGCGGATCAGGAGCAAATATGATAAGCTTGAGTGACACTCTGGCGATGTCAAACCCTGAGATTACAGGTGGTGTGGCAACAGGATTGACAGACTTGAGCATGGCAGATGCTACTGCACAGGCGAAAGCTCAGACTGGTTTAAATGTAGACGCGGCGGGTACTGCTGTCGCATTATCAATTGCGTTAGGATAGTTAGATGGCAACAAATACCTTCAAACGAAAGTTCTCAACAAACATAGGCACCACAGCTACGGCGGTTGGTGGCTATCAGGTTTTATTAGATATTCAGACTACAGCAATAGGTCTGTCTTTAGCTAACGTATCAGCTTCTCAAGTTAATGCTACTGTTACGCTGAACACACAAGCAGGTGATACAATTCATATTATTAAGGATGCACCGATTCCAAGCGGTGGTGCTTTGGTTCCGATTGGTGGAGATATGAAAGTCGTTATGGAACATAATGATCAAATAAAAGTTACATCTGATACAGCATCGTCAATTGATGCAATTTTAGATATACTTGAGATAGACACATCAACGTAGGAGCTTATAGATGCCATATTTAGGTAACGAACCTGCTACAGCATACACAAGTACCACAAAGGATACCTTTAGTGGTGATGGCTCTACTACTGATTTTACATTGTCTAAAGCAGGTAACAACAACGCACTTCGCGTGGTTGTAGAGAACGTTGTTCAAGATCCCGGAGTCGCGTACACATGTGTAGGCACGACGCTTTCTTTTACTTCGGCACCGCCTACAGGCACAAACAACATCTACGTTGTACACTTAGGCCCACCCGCAGCGACTATCAGCCCAGCAGCAAACACAGTTGGTGGTTTGTTTAAGGGTGAGCGTGGCGAGATTGGACAGAGCAACGCGGCTGGTGATATCTTTCGTATTAACGAGCAAACGCTTAACTCAGATATAACAATTGACAGTACAGAAAACGCTTCTTGCACTGGCCCACTTACGGTGGCGAGTGGGAAGACACTCACTGTCAATGGCAACTTGACGGTGATATAGATGGCAGGGACATTAACAGTACAGAATATTGAAGGTCCGTCTAGCGGGGCTAATGCGAATAAGGTTATTTTAAATACAGGACAAACTTTGTATGCGCCGGGTCATGTTGTTCAAACAATATTTGTAAATGATTCAGACGAATATGCTAATAATACAACAAGTTATACAGATACAAACTTGACAGCTACAATAACTCCAACGTCATCAAACAGTAAAATATTAGTTACATCTAATTTAGCATTAGATGTCGCTTGTGGTACGGTGTTGAACGCAAGATTATTAAGAGGGTCTACTGCTATAAAAACCGAAGGTTATTGGGCTTTTATAAGCACCCAATCTACTGCTGATTACATTTTGATGAGACAGCCTCATATATACTTAGATTCACCAGCTACAACTTCTGCTATTACTTACAAATGGCAAATAGCTAGACATTCTGGAACTGCATTAGCAGCTTATTTAAGTTATGACGACACTAGTGGTGTAACAGATAGTCAATTTGTTTTGCAGGAGATAGCCCAATGAGCATACTCAAAGTCGATACTCTCCAGCCAGCTACAGCTAGTACTGTTCATATTGCAGGTCATGTCATTGGATTTGGATATGTTGAACATAACACTCAGTTAAATGTAACTAGTTCTTCCTTTGTAGATAGCGGCATATCTCTTTCTTACACAGCAAAAAGTGCAAATAGTAAACTCCTCATCCACTGGTCTATACCAGTAGAAATATATGACGGTGGCTCTAATTCTGAGGTAATAGGTCAAGTGCAGTTATTTAAAGATGGCACTACTGTAGGCGGCGGTATTGAAAGTCTTAACACTTCGGAAAACGTAAAAAGAAGCGGCTCGTCAGCAACAGCGGAGTTTTCAATAGATGCTGGAGATACAAATGCTCACACTTATAATTTAAAAACGAAGACTAGCTCGGACACTCTTACTGTTTTTAGATATGGTGACACAGGTTCACTTAGAATATTGGAGATAGCCCAATGAGTTCAGTATTAAAAGTAGATGCAATACAGAATACGGCTGGTACTTCTGCGCTGACTATAGATAGCAATGGGTTTATTTTACCTAAAGCTGTAGCCTTTCAAATGCATCCTACTTCCACACAAACTTTAACCAATGGTGCTGAAGGTCAAATTGCATTTCAAGCATCAAACATAGATCCAAACAGTATTGTGGATTTGTCAAATAATAGGGTTGTTATTACAGCAGCAACTGCTGGTCTTTATTGGTTAAGCTTTACCCTTAGGTTAAAAAACTCTGCGCCAGCCAGAATAGTAAACTACATAAAAGTTAATGGTACTCAAACGCTAGTGGGCGAAGAAAACTCTAACACCTCTGGAACAACAGGAAGCCAAAGCAATACTGTTTCGGGTTTGGTTTCTTTATCAAGCGGAGATGCACTTACATACCATATATTTCATAATCATGGTGCTGATAGAGATACCGAATCTGGCGTAGTAAACTCAAGAGCCGAAGGTTATAGATTAGGAAGTATATAGGATAGGAAAATGACAACAATAGCAACAGCACTAAACGAGTTAGGTATTACCGAGTGGGTTCTTCGTGGTGAACCAACAACAGAAGCAGAGTTCAATGAGATGTTTCGCAAGGTAACAG